GTTCATTACACATTGCAAGGTATACCGAGTGTTCGATTTGCAGCAGCTCTTTGCTTACATGCTGATCAAAACGACTGGCATCCAACGATATGACACAGGGGGTACTGAAGCCTCTCATCTTCTCAACCAGGAGCTTTGCTCGACCGGCTTGCGAGAGGCCTTTACCGATTAACCTTGTGGAGGGGAGTGTCCTCCCATCTCCATGGAGTCGGTAAAGTGGGTGTTCGCAGGCTTTCAGGAACCTGCCAACAGCCACACAGTACTTAGGGTCGCGAAATTGAATGGCCCGCGGATCGGGATTAACCTTCGTCGGATTCAATTTCTCGAACTTCACAAACATTTTGATACGGGCGCTTAGTTTGGTCAATCCATCCCTCAGGACACGATCTGTCGCCTGAATATAGTTGGCTTTCTTACCACCACTATATAAATTTGGCATATCATACCATTCTTGGGGGGACACACGCGGCAGCAGCCTCGATATCATCCGTGCTTGCTTGCGAAGCTTTTCTAAACCAGCCTTAGTCGGGGCTGGCACCGCCCCCAGGACACGGTTCCTGAGGGCGATCACCTGATTGCACGAGCAATCATGGTGGGCAAATGGCAGCCAGGAGTCGCGAAACACCAATCGCGCTATCCTGACCCACTTGCGTGTATGTTCGTCTTCCCTGGGCTGTGGGCGCTCATCTATGCCGCAGCCGGGGTCAAGGGGTTTGACTTCCTTGTCCCCAGCACAGAGCGCAGGCACACGCACAGGGCACCGTCAAGCGAGGTCCATCCGGCCCCCAGCCGGAAGTAACCCCTCCTTGACCCACCGCGTCACGGCGCGCATGGAGTCAAGGACGGTATTAACCTCCCAGTACTGGAACAGTGCATTTTCACATGGTGTCAATTCCATGCAAACCCCGACCGAACGGGTGACTTGTTCAAGTATCTGCATCTCAGTCCAACCTTTGCGGTTCAGACGTACCCACTGCACAGCTGCGTAGCGGACATTGTCTGCATGGAACTTTGTTTTAGAAGATAACATCGTCTTCAACATGAGATGCGACAACAGCTCCAGGTCAATCGCGTGAACCGCGGCGATACGAGTAACCTGGGCGCCAATGTCTGGGAAGCCGATCCGCTTAAAACGGATGGGACGAAGATACACTACCAAACCAATCCAAAGCACGCCTAAGAGAAAACCTGCTGGTGCAGACTCCAACAAGGCTATGGTGTTATTCAGATCAAAGGACAACTGGTTCTGCACTCCGGCAAAAGCCAAGTTTCCTTCCAAAAGATCTGAGAACTGCCAAGCCCGGGTGTTGTACCAGTAGTTAAGGCTGTGAAGAATTGGGGGCATGTAGGACCACAGGAAGAACATGAGAGCCGAGACTAGGGCTACCTCCACCAGGTAGCGCCAGTCAAATGCCCACTCCTGTGCACCCTCCGTCGCGGGTGGTGTGTACACAGGGGGTTCGGGCTCATCAGCCTTGCCATCCTCCTCCTTAGAATCGCTTGCTGGCGTAACATCACCATCACGGCGGTCACCAGCTGATTCAGGGGGGAGGGAAACCTCCGCGGCTTTCTCCTTGCTGCCCAAAACGCGCATCGCAGCCACGATGGCTTGGCGGCAAGTTGTTGCTTCATTTTCAAGCAAGCCAGGGTAGGCCACATCGATTGCACGGAAGACCGCATCACAGTCTACGTACACCTCGGGGGCAGGGCCTTGTTCGTCGCTTTCTGCGACTGTGTCCTTCGCAACACGAGTTCCAGTCGTCTTGCGACGCCGTGGGTTGCGGCCAGGTGATTTGCTGGCGGCACCCTTTCGGAAAGCACCTGAATGCTGACCGGGGACGGCAGCGGCATTTTCTGCCACCGCCCCTTCAGGCGAGCTCACGCCCGCCCCGTTGTCATTGCTGACAACAGTCTCAACTCCGCGGCGTTGTTGAGACCCAC